GAACGCACTCGCCCTCTACTTCGGCGATGGAGAAGGCCTAAACCCAAGCGAGGAAAGCATCCGTGAAATTATCAGCCAGGAGCATGACCCAATTGAGACGATTGCTAAAGCGTTAGACGATTACCGCGCATCGAAGTCATGACGCAACTGATAGCCAGTTATGAGCTGGCTATTGGGTGCGAAAGCACTGCAACGTCATCCCTTTTGCCCTCCGCTGTGAGGGCATTCTTTTTGGGAGTTCACCATGCAATCAAACCCCGTACTTAAGTTTATCGGCGCGCTTATCGCACTGGGCGCTCTCATCTCATTTCTTCACGAACCGGAAGGTGTGCAATGGCTGCTTTTAATGTGGGCGCAATAGTCCAGAAGAAGACCGGCGGCATTAATGGCGTAGTGGATAGCCTTCAGGACCCGGACAGCGACTATCCGCAGTTCTGGGTGCGGTGGGACGACCGAAATTACTCAGTGCATCCGGAAAACGAATTACGCGCGGCCACGCCAGATGGTCCGCGGTTTTATAAATCGATGTCATAGGAGGGGAGATGGTTACAGCAGAGCCACTCACTGCGCAAAAGGCGGCAAAACTCCTGCAGGTTTCACCCAGGACTGTTTATCGCCTCATCGACTCCGGCCAGCTAGCCGGGAAGAAGATCGGTAACAAATACCGCACGACAGACGTCGCCTGTATTGCGTATTTACATGACCCGCGCGATCCTGTTTCCGCGAGCGCGGGTGAACATAAAGGAGAAATTTTATGTCAATCACCCTCAGAGGCGGCGTCTGGCACTGTCATTTCGTTACGCCGTCAGGGAAAAGAATTAGACGATCTCTTGGTACGGGGGACAAGAAACAAGCGCAGGAGCTGCACGACAAGCTGAAGGCTGAAGCATGGCGGGTGGATAAAATCGGGGAACTGCCGACGAAGACGTTTGAGGAATGTTGCATCAGGTGGATCCGTGAGAAAGAGCATAAGCGGTCCCTCGATGACGATAAGACCAAAATCGAATACTTCCTGCGGCATTTCTCTGGCCGGGATATATCGACCATCACGGCGGATCAGGTAAATGAAGCCGTTTCGAAGATGGTCAACCGCAAGCATATTCAGGTGTGGGAATCGCGCCGTGACGCGGCTATACGCCGGGGAAAGGAGCCGCCGCCATATACTGAAAAGCCGGTAAGCCAGGCCACAAAGAGCCAGCACCTGTCTTTTATGCGATCTCTGCTGAAAACCGCAGCCAATGACTGGGGGTGGATAAAGACTGCCCCTGTCATTAAGACCAAAAAGCCAATCAGTAAACGTATCCGCTGGCTGACCAGAGAAGAGGCTGAACGGCTTATCGCCTGCATGCCGGAGTCGATAAAGCCAGTGGTGATATTTGCGCTGGCAACCGGCCTGCGCCGCTCCAACATCATTGATCTGGAGTGGCAGCAGGTCGATATGCAGAGAAAGGTTGCATGGGTAAATCCGGAGAACGCGAAGGCGGGCAAGGCTATCGGCGTGGCTCTGAATGATACCGCATGCAGGGTGTTAAGGGATCAGATCGGGAAAAGTTCCAGATGGGTATTCGTTCACACGAAGCCATCAACACGACCGGATAAAACTGTCACTCCGGCGGTCAGGAAAATGCGTGTGGACGATAACAGCGCCTGGCGCATTGGACTGGCAAAAGCGGGCATAGAGGATTTCCGTTTTCACGACCTCCGGCATACCTGGGCGAGTTGGTTAATTCAGTCAGGCGTGCCGCTGTCCGTTCTGCAGGAAATGGGCGGCTGGGAGTCTATCGAAATGGTAAGGCGTTATGCGCACCTCGCGCCGAATCATCTGACCGAGCATGCACGGAAAATTGACGCCATTTTTGGCAGCGATGACACAAACATGACACAAGGAGGAAATCAGGCTGGATTAAAATTAGCGTAACCTGCTGATTTTAAATGGTACGCCCTACAGGGTTCGAACCTGTGACCTACGGCTTAGAAGGCCGTTGCTCTATCCAACTGAGCTAAGGGCGCATTGCGCGAATGCCACCACCTTTACGGTGGAAACGCCTGGAATTATACGGTGAGCACCAGGTGAGTCAATGTATTTTAGGCTGGTTGCCTGCGAAGTGAACGCGCCTGCGCGTTTTCCCGGCAATCCGCCAGTTTATGCGCCGTTACGCCTACGTCCCCGCCTTAACCCTGCCCCACTTCTTGGGAAATGTCGCAGATGGCTTTAAGTATCTGTACCTGTTTCTGCATGAATCAGATTGTAAAAATGTTGCTCTTAACAGGGCATAAAACAGGACATGCAGCGTGGGTTTGCTGCTGACAAAGCCTCAATGGACAGGGCGTTTTAGCCGAAAAATAAAATACGTTGGCGAGGGAAAAATGCGAAAACGTATCCGTAGAGAAAAACATCGCAGCGATAAACCGACACATCGGGTTCTACCTTACCGGGGCGCAACGCCTCCCCTTTTCGATACGCTGGAACAACTCGTTCAGCAGCTCAATTTCGCACTGCCGGAATATATGATTAGCCAGACGCTAATCTCCACCGATCACTACTTGAGTTATGCCTGGCGCAGTTGCCTCTTCTCCGGTAAACGCAATGCGGTCTTTCCATCGCTTGAGATGGCAAATCATCAGCTTTGCGAACCCTATCTGTCGCACTTAATTGTCGATATGGAGACCCTGACTACCTCCCGGCTGGAGGCGCTGGAAACCCTGCGGCAGCCCAACTTATGTAATCGCGGCCTGCATATCTATCTCTTAACGTCAAAAGACGATCCGGCGCAAATGAGCTTTCTGCGCGCAGCGGGCCCGTTTCATGTTATTGCCCGCGATCTTTCCGTTGTTCCGTTCCGCCAGGCGCTGTTGGTGCCTCCTGAAAGAAGTATTCACGCTCCGCTCTTTCCGGCCACAGAGTGGAAAATTCTCTCTTCTCTGGCGCGAGGATTAACCATGAAACGCATCGCACGACAACTTAACCTTCCCTATCACCGCGTTGTTTACCGACTCAATACCCAACTTAAGCTGCTTGGCCTTCCCGATCGACAGAGTCTTATTCATCTCCTGCATCGTCTGACCCTTAACAGGCATCACCAGACGCTATGAATAAAACCACTCCTCATCTTGCCTTCAGGGTAAAAAGAGAGAAGAACGCGCAGTTCGGCAGTGATTTTTTCACAAGACAATAACAATTCAAACTAATCCTGGAACCAGAGAGAGCGCCTGGCTTTCTCTGGTATCCGCTCTACACAATGCTTTACCCACTCAGGCCACGAATAATGTGCCACTCATCTTCTTAACACGCTGAAAACAATCAGTTTGTTATTTTGTTTTGCTCGCCGTAAAAATGATAATTCACTAAAACAATAAAAATTGATAACAGATAGATTCAAATATCTTTTATGCTCTTTTACTCTTCAGGATTTCCTGTCGGCAAATAACTCACGCTAACTCATAAGACCTCTCCATACATATTTACCAGGTATAATTGATCTAGCGCATTAACTCGCACGCCATTTCTCTTGCGTTAATACGGAATAGATTATTTCTCCCCTTCGCAGTCTGCGAGGGGAAATAGTCTGGCAGACACCAGGATGCTACCGGTTTTCCCATGAAAATTATCTTCGTCACAGAAAACGTCAACGGCAATTACTCTTCTTAACGTCTGTGGCACACCTGCGTAGACGAGGCATAAAAAACAATCAGAGGCTAAAAAAGATGAAACCGGCTTCCGTCATTATTATGGATGAACATCCTATCGTCAGGATGTCGATAGAAGTTCTGTTACAGAAAAGCCAGAATGTAAAAGTCGTTCTGAAAACAGATGACAGCCGCAGCGCGCTTGATTTTATTCGCGCTAATAAAGTTGATCTGGTTATTCTTGATATTGAATTACCGAAGACTGATGGCTTTACTTTATTGAGAAAAATCAAAGCAGTACGCGAAGACGTCAACGTGCTTTTTCTCTCTTCAAAATCAGAGTCGTTTTATGCCGCACGTGCAATCCGCGCAGGCGCGAATGGTTTCGTCAGTAAAAGAAAAGATCTCAACGATATTTATAATGCGGTAAAGATGATTCTTGCCGGATACTCTTTCTTTCCTTCCGAAACGCTCAATTACATTAATCACCCCGGCAAACGTAAAGGGGAAACGCGGGATATGCCGCTCTCTAATCGCGAAGTCACGGTATTACGCTACCTGGCTAACGGTTTTTCGAACAAAGAGATTGCGGAACAATTGATTCTCAGCAACAAAACCATCAGCGCCCATAAATCAAATATCTTCTCTAAACTGGGCGTTCATACCATCGTTGAGCTGATTGATTATGCCAAGGCGCATGAACTCTTATAAAAAAGGCCGCAACAGCTGCGGCCTTTTATAAACACTCGCGTAAAAAGAAATCTTAATAATAATTAATGGTAAAGGTGGCATCTGATTTAGCAATGCCAGGCGTAGGGTTATTCACCAGCGCAATGTAATTGGCAAAGAACTGCAAAAGCGAATTGCCATTACCATCCACGCTAATGGCCTGGCTGGGTGCCTCAAGATCTAAAGGCGACAGATCGTGGTCGCGCAGTTGGATCGCCACCTGATGTGCCATCTTATCGTCGCTGAGCGCTAACCATGCAGGATTGCTGGCGGCTTTTCCCGAAAAGGTTATCGA